GCACAACCACCTGAAGTCAAAAGAGTTAGAACCGTTAAGGAATAAAACGCATGGCAAACCTACTTACGAATGTTCAAGATGTCTGTTTAGAAATAGGTTTGCCTGTCCCCACGCAAGTGGCGACATCAACAGACCCTCAAGTGCTTCAAATTCAAGCGCTGATGAACCGTACAGGCGACACGCTATCAACTGAGCGTGACTGGCAAGCCTTAGCGGCAGAATACCGTTTTGAAACGGTTTACTATCAATATACGGGTGACGTTACTGAAGGTTCAACCACTATCACCAATTTGTCGTCAGTAACAGGTTTATCGACTGATTTTATGGCCATTGGCGAAGGGTTGTCACAAGACACTTTTGTCACTTTTGTTGGTACAACAACGGCTACAACTTCTATTCCTGCTACTGCCACTGCAACAGGCATTACCATTACATTTAGTCAAGCTAAGTATGCAATGCCTAGCGACTTCGCGCGGATGGTAGACAAAACCCAATACAATAAATCAAATCGTTGGTCAATTATTGGTCCTAAAGACGCCCAAGAATGGCAATGGCTTAAAGCAAGCTATGTTACGACAGGCCCTCGTATGCGCTTTAGAATGATGGGTAACAAGTTCACTATCTGGCCTGCGCCTACCGCAGTGCTAGTAATGGGCTTCGAATACGTTTCTAACGCATGGGTTGTAGCGGCTGACGGAACACCTAAAACACGCTTAACGGTTGATACTGACACAACGCTGTTTCCAGACCGCGTGATGGTGCTAGGCACAAAACTCAAACTGTTTGAGATTAAAGGTTTTGACACCACAGCAGTGCTTCAAGATTACACTCGTGAGCTGGAGAAATGGAAAGCAGCAGAGAGCGGCGCAGATACGCTATCCCTCGCGCCACGCTATCCAAATATACTACTCACTCAAAACAATATACCGGATACGGGTTATGGCAACACTACATCGTAAAGATACGGTTTTTCGTATCCTAAATAGGTAACTAAATGCTACGTCCTAAACGCCAAACTTCAGGTACCGTCACTGTCACCGCGCCAATTGGCGGGTGGAATGCGGTCAATCAATTAGCCGCGATGTCGCCTAATGAGGCGGTCATCATCGATAACTGGTTTTGTTTGCCTACTGAATTGCAGTCACGCAAAGGCTACACATTGTGGTCAAGTGGCATAGCGGGCGATATTGAATCGTTTATCACCTATGACGGGCAAGACGGCGTTTCGCGTGTCTTTGCGGTAGCTGACGACGCTGGCGATTGCAGTGTGTGGAACGTAACGGCGCAAACACCTACCGCGCCAACTGAAGTTGTTACAGGGCTTTCTAACGCTAGATGGTATTTTGGTCAAGTATCAACGTCAGGCGGCACATTTACGCTTGCTGTGAATGGCGAAGATTATATGCTTCTCTATGACGGCACAACATGGCAACAAGTGACGGACGTATCAACACCTTACGCTATCACAGGCGTTGACACAAGCCTACTTGTTGGCGTTTTAGTACATCATCGCAGAGCGTGGTTTGTTCAAAAAGACAGCATGAAATGCTGGTATTTAGCGACTGATTCGATTGCTGGCACAGCAACTTCTTTTGACTTTGCACCTTTGTTTATCAATGGCGGCAGTATTGCTAAGATTGAAACATGGACGCTTGACGCCGGTAACGGTATGGATGACTATTTTGTCGTCATTACTACGGTAGGTGAGATTGCCGTCTATAGCGGAACAAACCCTGCGTCAGCCGATACATGGTCGCTTAATGGCGTGTATTATGGTGGTTCACCCGTAGGGCGCAGTTGCACAATTAAGTTCGGGGGCGACATATTACTGCTAAACAAAGATGGTCTAGTTCCTTTGTCACAGTGGTTAATGTCTAGCCGTGTTAACGTCAAAACGTCTATTACAAACAAAATACAAAAACGTATTACTGATGCAACCGTAGCGTATGCGGGGAATTACGGTTGGCAAGTCGTGTTAAGCCCGCCTAATAATATGCTGTTTATCAACGTGCCAATTAGTTCAACGCAGTTTGACCAATACGTTATGAACACCATTAGCGGGTCATGGTCACGTTTTACAGGCGTTAATGCTACCTGTTGGGCGTTTGTTAACAACGTAATGTATTTCGGACAAGGCGGAAAAGTCTTTAAATTTTGGGATGGGCCAACTGATGATGGCGAAGTCATCAATACCGACCTTTTACCTGCTTTTTCTGCCTTTGGCAGTCAAAGTCAGATTAAGCGTTGGACGATGGCTAAAGTGTCAATGGGCTACGATTATGCGTTTGCGTTTTCCGGTCAGATTAACCTTAACTTTGATTTAGATTCTCAACCACCACAACCCTATAACCTTCTTGCTACCAACGCAGGCATTTGGGATTCTGGCACTTGGGACAATGTACAATGGGGCGGAAACATCATGCCGTTCTCACGTTGGCAAATGGCGTCGGGCATGGGCTATTACGGCACGTTTAGAATCAGAACATCAAGTAAAACGTCTGATATTCGCTACTATGCAACAGACTATGTATTTGAAGGCGGAGGCGTACTATAATGGAGTACACTTACAGCATAGAAAAGTTCCACGATATTTGGCAAGAATTTGAGCCGTTATTTCGTGCGCATTACAGTGAAATGCTTGAGCGTTTAGTAAAGCAAGACATAAACTTTTCGCCGTTTAATTGGCGGCTTGATGAATATTTGAAAGCTAGCCATGCAGGCTATTTAATCATGTATGTTGCGCGGTTAGATGGCAAACCAGTAGGCCATTGTGCAATCTATATAACAAACGATATGCACAATATGGACTTAATAGCGCAAGAAGACGCGCTTTACATTACAAAAGAACATCGAAAAGGCATCGGTAAGAATTTAGTACGCTTTGGACTTATTGACCTACGCAACCGTGGAGTGAAACGTCTAAATGTTAGCGCGATGACCGATTTACGCGTTGCAAAGTTGTGGGAGCGAATGGGCTTTAAACACACTTGCGCAAACATGACATATACATTTTAACGAGGAATATCCATGTGTACACCTTCACCTCCGCCAGCGCCAGACTATAAATTAGCCGCGCAACAAACGGCAGCAGGAAACCAAAACGCGTCTATTGCAGCGCAATATGGCAACATGACCAATCAAGTTGGCCCACAGCAATTTACTTATGATGCAGAAACAGGAGCGTACTCGCCTACTGGCACATCAACTGGCGTAACTTATATAAACCCTGCAAAACCTGATTCTCAAGGCAGTATGCCTTTTGATATGTCTTCTTTAACGCAAAAGCAGAAAGATGCGTATTACGCTGGTAAAGGGCTACCTAAAGACTTTGTCAAAACGTATGACCCTCAACAATGGAGTCAAACTCAAACATTAGGCGCTAACGACCAACAGCTATTTAATCAAAGCCAAGCTACGCAATTAGGCTTATCTAAAATGGCGTTGACTGGGCTTGATAAAGTTAAGCAAGCCATTTCGCAAGGGGTTGCGCCAGAAATTGCAATTCAAGGTGGCCCTGAATCTACTGCTGACCGCATGACGACAAACGTTAATGCGCCTGACTTTGTTGGCGGTGGATTAGATACCTCCGGTTTGCAGGGCAGCGTAGGTAATGCCGGTCAAATGAGAACGTCTATTGGCCCCGTAAACGGGGTAGAGCAATATGTTGTAGATAATAACGGGGATAGAATTTTAACGCAATCTGGCGCTAATCAGCAGGCTAGTGGTCTTGGAGCGGGGTTAAACAACTCAGCTAAAATTCAAACTAACTTAGGGCTAGACCCAACATTACTTAATCAACAAGCCGTTGATGCGTTATACAAAGCGAATACGCAGTATCTTGACCCACAGTTTGCGCAAAGCCAAGCAAAGATGGAAAGCCAATTGGCTAACCAAGGCATTACGCGCGGTAGTGAAGCGTATAACAACGCAATGCTTAACTTTAACAATCAAAAGCAACAAGCGTACACGGACGCTCGAAATCAAGCGATTGGGCAAGGCACGGCGGCGGCGCAAGGGTTGTTTGGTATGGGGCTTCAAGGCGCTCAATTTGGCAACACATCACTTGGTCAACAGTTTGGTCAAAACGTTACCGCGCAACAATTAGCTAACGCTTCAGCAGGGCAAAACAACGCCAACGCACAAACTAATATGGGGCTTACTAACGCCGCATTAGGGCAACAATTTGGTCAAAATGTCACCTCAGCTAACTTTGCTAACGCGGCGCAACAACAAGCGTACAACCAAGCACAAGGTAATGCACAATTTCAAAATGCTGCGCAAGCACAACAATACGGACAAAATTTGTCTGATATGCAGGCGCAAAACACAGCCGTTGGACAACGCTTTGGTATGGACACAACCAACCAAGCGTCAACAAATAACGCGCAAACGCAGCAATATAACGCTGCTATGGCTAACGCTAACTTAAATAACCAGCAGCTTTCACAATTATATAATCAGCAATTGCAAAGCGGGCAAATGAGTAACGCGGCAAGTAATCAGCAACTTGCGCAGAATCAAGCGGTTCAACAGAATCCACTTAATATTTTGCAAGCGCTAAGAACAGGCGCTCAACTTAATACGGCTAATTTACCTGCGGTTGGCGTATCTCAGCCCGGACAGCTAGCTAACTGGCAAGGCGCGGATATGTTAGGCGCGGCTACTGCGCAAGGTCAATATGACCAAAGTTTATACAATGCACAAGCGGCGGCTAATGCGCAAATGATGAGCGCGGGCATTGGCGCAGCGGGAGCGCTTGGCGGCGCGGGCATTAAAGCGGCGGCGTCTGACAGAAGGCTTAAAAAGAACATTAAACGTATTGGTACGCACGTTCTTGGCATTGGGCTTTACACATGGGATTACTTGTGGGGTGCGCCGTTTGCTGGCGTTATGGCGGACGAAGTGGAACAAGTCATGCCAGAAGCTATCGTTATGCACCCAAGTGGGTTTAAAATGGTTAATTATGAAATGCTGGGGTTAGTGTAATGATGTTAGGTGAAGACCAACACGCAGCGCTGGTGGCTGCACTTAGAAACCAACCGCAATACCCGCGAGGTAATGCCGCGCCGTCAGCGCAATCCATAATGCAGAACGCGGAAGCGCTTGGTAAAGGTTATCAGGCTATTAAAGAAGCTGGCAAAAGCGACGCACAGCAGTACGCGGATGAATTTGGTCAATATGACCCTCAATTTGCGGCGATGCAAGCTAAAACACCTGACGAGGGTAGCTTTATGAACGGTTTGCAAAACAAATGGAATGGGCTATTTGGAGGTGCGAGTGGCTAGTTTATACGATGAAAAAGTGCTTGGTGCTAAAGATAGAATTGCTTTAGCTCGCAAATTGCAAGAACAAGGCGACAATGTAGCCGCAGGTCAAATGGTCAGCGGTTGGTACGTCCCTAATACTGGCGCAGCTATCACAGGTGCAATTAAAAACATTATAGGCGGCTACCAAGAAGGTAAAGCTAGAGAAGATTTAGATAAAGCAGAAAGAGATAAAAACAAAGCTCTTGCTAACGGGCTTTTGCAAGCAGGGCTTCCTATTTCACAAGACCTGCGAGAATCGCTTGCTACGCCTGAGCAATCACCTTCTTGGGGTAGTAAATTGTGGGCGGGCGTTACTGGTGGAGAACAGCCTCAGGCAACTCCTCGTCAAGAGTTTACACAGCAGCCTGCGGAAAATTTGACGCCAGACCAACGAATGAGCGCTATTAGCAACTTAGTTACGATTGCGCCAGAATACGCCGCGCCATTGCAAGCGCATGAACAATTCATGTACAGTAAGCAACAAGATAAAGAAAATAAACAAGAAGCGTTGCAAACGAGAAAAGACATTGCTGCCGCAGCCGCCGAAGAAAGAGCTGTTCGCGAAAAAGAACATCAAGCTTTTTTAGAGCAAATGCAAAAAGACAGGTTTGTTCAACAGGATGCGAATGCTCGTTTAGTAGCCAGTTTTCGGCAAAATCAAGGTGGAGGTGACCCTTCATTTATGCCATATCAGTACCCCACAGGTGAAACAGGCGTGTTTGACCGTCGCACGGGTAAAATTTCACCTATGCCTACGCTTACCGGCTTACCTCAACCTCAGCCTGCTGGTGGAGCGCCTACTGGCGTACCTCAACCTCAGCCTACTGGAGCGCCGCCTGTTGGCGGAGCTTTAGGTGGAGTTTCTGCGCCGCCAGATAAGGCTGCGGCATTTGCGGCTTTGCACCCTGTAATTCAAGAATACGCGCGAAATTTAACTAGCGGAATGCCGCTAACTAACATTCCTACAAAAGGTGGCCTTCGCGGACAAGCTCTTAACGCCGCCAGTCTTATAGACCCAGAATACTTTAAGAAAAATATAGGTGGCCAAGCAGATATTGCAAGCGCTAAAAATGCCGAAAAAATGTTTACTACTGGGCAATATGGGCAAAACTTAACTTCTGTTAGAACAGTGGGTCAGCATATAGACTTATATACGAACTTGGTTGACTCCTTACAAAACGGAAATGTGCAAACCGCCAATGCGGCCGCGCAAAAACTTGCTAAAGAATTTGGTGTTTCAGGGCCTCAAACGGCAGAATCGATTGCTCATATTGTCGGGCCGGAAGTATCTAAAGCGGTGATAGGAAACCTTAGCTCTGCTGGAGAACGAAATGAATTTTCCAATATGTTCTCCTCCGCTAAATCGCCTGAGCAAATTGCGCAGCTTAAAGAATACACGCATAAATTATTGGGAGGCCGCGTTCAGTCAATAGCAGCTACTTACAATGACGCAATGAAATCAATCGGCAGAAAATTTGACTACGAAGGAAAAGGGCTTGGCCGATACAAGCCTACCGAGGAAGAAGCACCTCAACAACCCGCAGGGCAAGGCGGCTGGGCAATAAGATTAAAGGGGCAATAAATGGCTACTTATGTAATATCCGCGCCGGACGGTAAAGAATATGAGATAGATGCGCCTCAAGGAGCAACTCAAGAACAAGCGCTTGACTATTTTAAATCTAATTGGAAACCTCAAGAACAAGCGCCATTGGAAGCGCCGCCAGAAGAAAAGTCAACGCTTCAACGGTTTATGGAGCATCCGCTAGATACGCTTGCATCGGCGGCAGTTAAATCCCCCGCTGAGTATGTTGAGCGAGGAATTATGACGCCACTAAACGTAAGTCATGGCGCTCGACAAGGCGTAGCTAATATAGGCATTAACGCCGCCGATTTAGCCCATGCTTTGCCTAATAAAGAGCAAAATTTAAGCTCTTTAATTGCGCCATCTAACACCTCAACTGCGGACGATTACAAAGCAGCGGTTCAGCAAAAACTTCAAGAGTACGGCGCAGACCCTCAAAGCGCAGCGTTCAAAACAGGTGAGTTTGCCGGCGAAACGCTACCTTTGATGGGTCTTGGTAGTGCAGCAGGCGCGGGGGCTAGAATGGCAAAACTGCCTGAAAATGTTGCGGCGGCAGCGGAATCGTTTGGCCTTAGCACAGGGCCGTCAAAGCAATACGCTAAAGACTATATTGCTAAAGTAGGTGCTGGCGCGTTAATGAATACAGCGGCAGGACAGCTAATTGACCCTAATAGCTCAGCTATGGGCAATGCAGGGTTTGGCGCGGCGGTAGGCGCAATATCCGGCACGTTAGCGCCTGTTGCTCGTGGTGTAGCGATGTTAGGTAAACCTTTATATGAGTCAGGCAGACAAGCTATTTTAGACGCTAAAATTATAGAGAGTTTACGCGGCGCAAAACCGTCTGAAGCAGTTGAAAAATTACGCGCAGGAATGTCGCCTGAGCAACTTGCAGTGGACATTCAATCTCCTGACCTTGCAGCAAACATTCAATCGTCAGAAATTAACAAAGCAACGGCGCCTGAATGGACAGCTAAACGCAAAGCGGAAGCGGAAGCATTAGCGTCAAGAGTTAATCAAGCGCAAAGCTCGCTTAACGCGGTTCATCAAAGTGAATTGCCTGTTAGCAATGTGCCTAAAGCCATGCCATTTCAAAATGTGCGCGACGCGGTAATTGCGCAAAAAGGCGCTCTGGAAGACACTAAAGCGGCGCGTACAGCAGAGCTATTACGGCAAGCAGAAACTCAACAAGCAGGGCTTGAAGAAACTAAGCAAGGCATAGTTAACGCGGTGGCGCAACCTTCTCAACGTGATGTTGGATTAACGCTTGCGGAAAAGAAAGCAGAGATGGAAACAGCCGCTCGCGTAGAGCCACGCAAGCTATACACAGAATCTTATAGCCAAGCGCCAGAAAAGTTTAGTTTTCAACCTTTAGTTGATGCGGCGGGGGACATTAAAAATAGCCTTTCTACGGAAATTGACCGCCATGTTGCGCCTAAAGTACATGAAATTTTAAAAGCGCTTAAAGGTAAAGAAAACGAAGCGCCTGAAATTTTAGGTGTTAATGGCAAGCCGCTTAATCCTAAAACGGGCGATTTACCTTTTGAAGGAACGCTAAAAGACGCGCATGATTTGCGGTCTGCCATATTAGCCGACCTTAGAAGCATAAATAAATCGACTGATTCAAAAGCTAATTTAACAAAAAGTAATTTAGAGAAATTAGAAGCGGGTATTAATCAGACTATAGCGCAAGGCGTACCTGAAAGCGCGGGAGAAACTTTTACTGGCGCAAATAAATTATTTAGAGAAACCGTAGCCGCGCCATATATGGAAGGTGAAGCTAAAAGATTAACGACAGAAAATACGTTTTCTCGCCCTAGAATTAACCCTTCAGAAGTAACAGATAGAGCGCTACATCCTGATTATGCAGTGGACTATGTTAATGCGTTTGGAAGTGACCCAGAAGCAATGCAGACCATTGAAATTGGTATTGAAGGTAAATTTAGAAATGCGTTAAAGAAAGGTGGTCAAGCAGGCGCAGACTTTATAGAAAAACACAACGAAGCGTTAACCACTTTAGATTCTGCGCCGGCTAGCGCGGGAATTAAAGACCGATTAAGCGGATTCGTTCGTGATTTTGGTAGTGCAGAAACTAAACAAGCAGCGCTTGGTGAGCAGATTAAAGCAATTCCTAAAGTGGTTGACGAATCGGTAGCTAACCAACAGCGGATTATTAGCAAATCAGCTAAAGACTTAAGTGCCGCAACTGACCCTGAAAATTTAGCTAAGATAGCTGTTAATGCAGACGTTCGCACAATTGGGCGCATACTGCACAAATTAACGCCTGAGGCTAAACCGGAATTGGCGCGTCAAGTCATTGATAATGCGTTTGAGCCTATGACAACAGGCGTTGAAAATGCAGGTGCTAAGACAGTTAAAGCGCTTGAAAATTCGCGTATTGCTACACTTTTAAAGGCTACTTACGGTAAAGAAGAAGGTGCGGCTAAATTGGCAGACTTTAAAGAAACCGCCAATATTCAGTCAATGCTTGAAAAAGTCAAAAAAGAAGCGCCAAATCACCCTTACGACACAGCGCAAGCGTTGGACAACTTGACTGAAGGTAAACCGGCGTTAAAACGTACTGTAGAGAAAATTATGTCGGTGCTTAATGACCAAGAACAATTTGAAGCGCTTGCTATGACGGGCCGTCGAATAGGGGAAAGCACAAAGAAAATGGCTTCTGAGGTAACGCCGCATACACCGTATCAATTGACAACGGAAGGTGCAACACTTAGATGGATTCATGGTTTAGTCACTAAACAAGCCGACAAAGCAATTGCGGATAAGCTGTCCAAAGAGCTTATGTCGTCGGAAGCATTTGCTAACGCTATTGAACGAGCGCAATCTCGTTTGCCTTATGACGAGCGAAACCTTAGAATAGGCGCAAGCGGTTTAGCAGGTCAAGGCTTATCTGCATTGCAATCACGCACATCATATAAAGGGGAACAATAATGGCTTTTAATGGCTCTGGGACATATAACCTGCCTGCTGGCAACCCCGTTGTTACCGGCACAACGATTTCATCATCAACAACTAACACAACCAACAGTGACATTGCAACGGCGTTGACAAACTGTATCACGCGTGACGGGCAGTCTACGCCGTCAGCTAACTTGCCAATGAACGCTAAGAAACTCACAGGACTTGCCGCTGGCACGTCTGCGGGGGACAGTGTGCGCTATGAGCAGGTGCTGTTGCTTGCTGGCGGTACGATGACGGGTAACTTAACCCTAGACGCCTACACTGAAAAGGTCGCAACACTTGCTACTTCGGGGACGATTGCATTAAACCCATCTACTGGTACAACCTTGTCATGCGCGGCTGCAGGTACAGTCACATTTACTGACAGTTTATCTTCTGGGCAAAGCATCTCCTTACTGCTTACTAACGGTAGCACCTACACAATCAACTGGCCAGCAGGTACGACATGGGTAACGTCAGCAGGCAATACTGCGCCTACGCTCAGTGCAAGTAATACTCTCGTCTTTTGGAAAATCAGCTCAACACTTTACGGTGCGCTGGTTGGGAAGTCTGCATAATGTTATCAGCCAAATTAAAAGAAGCCGCAGGTAACAGCGCAGACGCAACGCTTTACGTTGATGATGTATTTTCCACTTGGCTTTATACTGGCACAGATGCAGCGCAAACCATCACTAATGGGATTGACTTAGCTGGAAAAGGTGGATTGGTTTGGGGTAAGTCACGCAGCGGAGCGCAAAATCACAGGTTATATGATACGGCTAGAGGCAGCAGCTATTCTCTAATTAGTAATGATACGGCGGCACAATCAAACCAAGGAACAAATGCTTGTGCGTTTAATTCAGATGGTTTTTCTTTGTCCGCTGCTTCTGGTATTGTGGGTTCTGCTGGATTTGGAGGGCCTAACTACGTTTCATGGACATTCCGCGAAGCCGCGAAGTTTTTTGATGTGGTGACTTATACGGGGAATGGTAATGGCGCTGGTCAAACAATTAACCACAATCTTGGTGTTATCCCAGGATTAATTATTTGTAAATCAACTTCAGCAACTGGCGATTGGGCGGTATGTGCACGTACTGGTGGGGCATCTAGTCCAGCTTCTTCTATTACATATGCTACGGGAATGTCTTTAAATTCAACCGCAGCAGCTTTATATTCAGGTTCACTTGGTGACTTCCCAACAGCTACTACTTTTAGCACTGCTGGTATTTTTGACGCTGCTTCTGGCGGAACTTACCCAAATATTAATGGGGTCACTTACGTCGCCTACCTATTTGCTCACGACACGTCATCAACCGGGATTATTCAGTGTGGGTCGTTTACTTCTGCTCCAGGCACTGAATCTGTAACTTTGGGGTGGGAGCCGCAATGGTTATTGTACAAACGCGCATCCCCAACAACAGGTGCTTGGGCTATAGCAGATAGTATGCGCGGAGTCCCTACAGGTAGCGCAAGTGTTTTATTAAGTGCTAATACAAGTGCCGCTGAAGCTGCTGGTACAAACATTACTTTTTCTGCAACAGGTTTTTCTATGGATGTAGGGTCTACCGGAGATGTATGGATATACATGGCAATCCGTATGCCAAACAAGCCGCCTACAACGGGGACGCAGGTGTTTAGTCCTAATTTACAAGCTGGTGGCGGAACAGTCACAACTAACTTTCCTGTTGACTTAACAATTACCACAAAACCTAGCGGTTTTCCTAGATATGCTGTGGATAGATTGCGAGGTAGTTCTACCGCTAGTTGTCAGTATTTAGTTACGAATTCTACGGCTGCCGAAGTAGCTTTGTCTGGTGCTGGTTTTGGGTATGATAATAATACTGGGTATAAAGATAATGGGTTTTATGGAAGTGGGGAAACTCCAATCTATTGGAACTTCAAACGCGCACCCGGATTCTTTGATGAGGTTTGTTATACTGGTGATGGTGTTGCTTCTAGGGCTGTTCCGCATAATTTAACGTCAGTACCAGAACTAATAATTTTTAAAACCAGAAATTGGGCGCAACCTTGGATAGTATATTCTGCACCAGTTGGGGCAACAAAATATTTAATATTAAATCAAAATTTTACTCCTATTACTGATGCAATATTTGTAAATACTACGCCAACGGCATCTGTGTTTTATGTCAATGGTGCTTATTCTATTAACTCTTCTGGTGTAACTGTGGTTTCCTACCTTTTTGCCACACTAGCTGGAATCAGCAAAGTAGGCTCTTACACAGGTAATGGTACAGGGCAAGCAATTGCTTGTGGATTTGGCTCTAGTGGTGCGAGGTTTGTGTTGATTAAGCGTACAGATTCTACTGGCAATTGGTACACATTTGATTCGGCTCGTGGGTTAACAAGTGGTTCAAGCCCATATTTACTACTTAATAGCACAGCCGCAGAGGTGACAGGTAATAACGGTGTGTACGCATCATCGGGTGGCTTTACACTAGGTGCAACGGCAATAACAACGACCAATATAGCAACAGCAACATACATCTTCTTAGCAGTGGCATAGGACATATCAATGGCAAACTATATCAATTTACAAACACATCAAGTTAGCACGGAATCTGAAATCCGTGCAGCGCATCCTAATACCTCTTTCCCCGTACCTTTTACAGTAGAAGGCTACTCGTGCGTGTTTGATGCACCTCAACCAGACTATGATAAGTACACACAAACTGTTGCGCAAGGCGCACCTGTAGAAGCTCCGCCTAATCACTGGGAGCAAACGTGGATAGTCTTAGACCTCAACGCAGAGCAACTTGCTGAGGCACAGATTCAAAAGAGTGAAGATGAGAAAGCAAAAATCAAATCTGACATCGCAGCACTAGAAGATTCAGTCACACCACGCAGACAGCGCGAAGCCATCCTCAGTATTGATACAACATGGCTTGCAGACGTTGAGCTTCAAATTGGTCAACTCAGACAACAACTGGCAGCGCTATAATGGAGCATTTTATCTCTTTATTATTCCTTGCAAGGGACGTTGCGCACCGCGAGCATTTACGCACTAGAAGTTATGCCGCTCACATGGCGCTAAACGACTTTTATCATGAGATTATCGAGCAAGCGGACGGCATTACAGAGGCGTATCAAGGCAGTTATCAGCTCCTTAAAGACCTTGAGATTATCGGCAGTAAAAATGTCGATAATATTGAAGACTTCTTAAAGAAACAAGTGACGTGGATTGATGAAAACCGCTATAAAGTCTGCGGTAAAGATGACACGCCAATTCAAAACTTGATTGATGGGATTATGGAAACCTATTTTACCGTTCTTTATAAACTTAGATTCTTGAAGTGAGGTCGAGATGCCTGACGAAGCCTGCCGTTTAGCTAAAGTAGAACAGCGCATTGATGCGCTAGAAGAAGTGTTTGAAGACAGAGGGAAAAAGCTAGACGCTATCATAGCCGCGCTTGATGAGATGAAAGCAGAGCAGTCGCGCTACAAAGGCTTTATCGGCGGTATCGTTTTTACCGTTGGCGCGTTGTTTTCGTTTCTCACATGGTGGTCGGGTAAATAATGGAATTCCTACAGTTTGCTTCGGACGTAGGATTCCCTATCGCGGCGGCGACTGGCGGAATGTATTTTGTCTACCTGACGCAGAAATTCTTGCTCGATAGTGTGCTTGAGAAGATTAAAAGCCTAATAGGCATCATCAAGCAACTTGATAAGCGCGTTACCGCTATGTCATGTGACATCACCAAAATTGATGATTTGGCGTCAACGGCGCTTAACATACCGCAAGAAAAAGACAGACCAAGACCACCTCCTGTTGAGAGGAAAGATTAATGGACGCCGATGCAATCGCTAAATATATTAACCAGTATGGATTCCCAATTATCGCTGCTGGCGGTATGGGTTATATTGTCTACTTTGTATGGCTTTGGGCAACCACCGTCGTAAAGCCTATCCTGCAAGAAGCCACAGACGCGCTAATTGAGCTAATCGACCAAGTACGGGTGCTAGATAACGACATGATAAGACTGACGCAAAAACTGACCACTATTCTATTGCTACGGGAAAAGAAATGAAGATAGGTGAAAAAGGGTTAGCCCTAATTAAAGAATTTGAAGGTTGTAAGCTGCAAAGCTATAAATGCCCAGCAGGTGTTTGGACGATTGGCATAGGCTCAACGCGCTACGCTGATGGCAGTCCAGTGAAAGCAAATCAAGCGCTGCCAGCAGAAGCGGCGGCTATGCAGCTATTAGCGCATACGGTAGGCGCGTATGAACATACGGTTAACGCTATTGGTGTGCCGCTTACGCAAAACCAGTTTGACGCGCTTGTTAGCCTCTGCTATAACATTGGCAGCGGGAATTTAATTTCGTCAACGCTTGTTAAGATGTTAAAAGCAGGCAATGATAAAGCAGAAGTAGCAAAGCAGTTTTTAAGATGGAACAAGGCCGCCGGTAAAGAATTAGCCGGTTTAACGCGACGCAGAAATGCAGAAGCAGAATTATTTTTAGGACACGATGATGAATAACCCATTTAAAGACTTAGTAGACCACGTCAGCCACGTTGTAGACAGTGTGGCTGAGGTTGCAGAGGAAGTGGTAGAACATCCAGTTGAAGCTGTTATTGATATTATTGATGTAGTCTCTTAAGCAAGTATTTCTTCACGCTCACGGTTAGCGCGGAGTATGCAGTAGCGCTGATGCAAACGTACCAAAATAGAGCGTCTACGTTTACCGTGACGCTCTGACTCAATCATCCCCTGTAATTCATCTTCTGTGTAATTATTCAAATTAAAGAAGATGTCGCGCCATGTTAAGTTGTTCATTTTAATTCCTCTAAGGCAATATCTGAAATTGCGCGTTTGTCATGCAGACTTGCGAATATGCGCTCGTCTACGGTTTTGTCTGTTAGCAGTACATAGCAATATACCGCATTCTTTTGTCCACTACGGTGCAAACGTCCAATGGTCTGCTCATATCTATCAAGTGACCAAGGAAGCGACAGGAACACCATTTTACTGCCGCCAAATTGAAGGTTAAGCCCATGCCCTGCTGATTTAGGGTGAACGAGCAGTAATTCCACTCGCCCTGCGTTCCACGATGAGATAACACCTTGCTGGTCAATTGTCCGCGCATTAGGGTATCGGCGTTTAAGTTCTTCAAGCTCTGCTTGAAAGTTGTACACAATAATCGTATTGGCGTGTTGGTTTTCTGCCAGTATTTCATCAAGACGGTCAAACTTGTGCCGCGAAAACCAAGTCGTAGGGTGTCCTTCAATATACGAAAACCCGCTGGCCATTTGTTGCAGTTTGTTCACCACCACAGCGGCGTTAACCGCTATGATTTCTTTTTCTTCGTAATACACTACAAAGTCTTTCTTCATCTCTTTGTACTGCTTCATATCCATTGCGCATTTGACCGGCACAACGTTAAGCGGGGGTAAAGTATCCATATACTCTTGCGTGTCGATAAGGTACGTTGCAGGCTTAATTACCGCCATCACGTCACGCAGTGAAGTGGACTTAGCTACCCATTCACCAAAGTCTTTGTTAAGAAGCACAAAATACGTTTGAAGAAAGGCGGTCTTAGATTTTCCAAGTAGCGCTGTGTCCACTATCTTGCATTGCCCAAACACGTCCTCAAGTCCGTTGCTGGTAAACGAGCCGGTAAGCCCCCACTTAACTTTAAAGTCTTTGATTGCCCCAAACAGCGCTTTAAAACGTTTGCCTGATGGGTTCTTTAGCACCGTCAACTCGTCAAACACAATACCATCAAATCCTATTAGCGGAGGCGTTGTTTGCAGCGTATCGTAATTAGTCACCACTACCTGTGACGGCGCGTCGAATGCTGTCAATCTTTGCGCTAACGAGCCAACGGCTATAGATATCGTAAGATTTGGCGCCCACTTGGCCGGCTCTATCGTCCACACGTCCGTGCAAACACGCTTTGGCGCTATCACTAAGAACCGGCGTACTCTGCCCGTGTCGAGCGCCTGCTGCATGGCGGTTAGCGTTATCGCTGTTTTGCCTGCCCCCACTGGGGCGAGAATCATGCCCTTGTCTATTAGGCTCAAAAAGGCAACAGCTTCTATCTGATTGGGTCTTAGCATTGATAAATTTCCATCTTAAATACGCCGTTTGTGGGTGGTCTGCCATCATTGGGATGGTGCAGCAGGGGGTATAACATATCCATACCCCATTCATCGTTTTGAGCTTTGGCTTCATCTATCCCGCCAAGGCAACACAATGTCGCTTACCTTCAGGGGGATAAACGGCACAGTGTCTAGCCATTTGAGCAAATTCATGTAGTTTTCCATATCATCATCGCGTAGCGCTTTGATAGTTGGGTCTTGGTCTACTGGGTAACCTTTAAATGCGTACATTAGAAATTCTCCAATTTGATTAGTCTGTCTAAATACCATCTTGCTTTGCGTAAATCTTCAACACCGCCTTTTTCTCTAAAGCGCCATTGATACTTAAAAACATTACCGCGCAGATACCCACGAAACTCATCTTGCGTAAGCATTGCTTCCATCGCGTCGATGCACTGCATCTTGTCGCCTTGATAATGTGCTGGCGCGTTTACACTATCGCTCTCATGTACACTGTCACCTCTTAACATAATGTCATCTCCCAACGTTTAGGCACTAAATAGTGCGTTCTTAGAAATTCCATAAAATGCTGATTACGTCGCCTGCCCATTGGACGTTTAGGTTTGCTTCTGGTTTCTTCGTCACGTTGTTTTTTAGCCATCAATTTAGCGCAGTTTGCTTCCAGTAAACTTTTACGAAAATACGCGCGAGAGTATCCATTTTCTATTCGACGAATAAACGGTTCTCCGCGCATGAGCGCTGACACGCTAGGGTAGCGCAAATCGTTTTCGTCGCAAAAGTCAATCATGGTCATCTCATCTTCGCCTGCTTTAATAACCTTGATGTTGCTAATGCTCAGGTTGCACGGGTTGCCGTCTAAATACTCTACTGCGTCAGTATGCTCTGGATACCATCCATAAGCTAAAAACACGGCAATCTTCCACGCTAGAAAATAGGAGTGCATACCACTTTTCTTGACGTTAATGGTGGCATTTTTGTTTTTCCAGTTAAGCGCGGCAGGCGTATTTGCGTCGCCTTTGAAGAAGTGTCCGGTGTTACTGTTGTATCGTATCGCGCTTCGAATAATCTCTAAATCTTTATCTTTCATTTCCACTTACCACGTCAAAGAATCGTAATCTGTCGTCCATCGTCAAGTTGTTTAGCGCTTTATATAGCTTGCGCGTTTCGCCGTTGTGCTGACGTACCAAGCGCCGGCATCTTGCGCGGAACCGTTGCTCGTTAAGCTCGTTAATAAGCCCAAGCGTAAATACTTCGCTTGTAAATCTGTCTTTTAAAAAAGGGCTAAGCCCTATGAATATCTGTGAAATGTTGTTCATCTTTGGTGCCGTATATCGTTAAAAATGGGTCTTCGTTCTTTGCAGCGGTCACATTCGCGGTAGCCAAGGCTATTATATACGCGCCAATGGTCATGTTTACAGTCAACCGTTGTTGGCGCAGGTGTCACTGGTGATACGGGTTTTACTAATGACATAGCCAAAGTCCTGTTAAAAATAGTACCCCGATATAGAACATGAGCGCCGCAACGTCATCGATTTGCATTAGCCTTCCTCCAGTGCGCGAAGCATTAACTTTAACTGCTCGATTTCTTTAAGGAGTTGAAGTTTAATTTTCTTCAATTCTTTTTTGTTCTTTTGCGCCATTTCTAATCTTTTAAAGCATTCGTCTTTGGTCATTTTGCTACCATATTACCTTGCACATCGCGGGTTAACTCATATACCCCATACATCTTACCGTCTCGTAGCATGAACTCACCGATGTTTGTCTTGATTATTGTTTGCTTGTGTTTGTTATCCACATAGTTTGTTACCTGTGCAATAAGTAACGCTATAAAGAATACCCCTGCTACTACCCAACCTTTATATTCATCTTTCATTTTTTCTTTCCTTTGATTAGCGCTTTGATTTCGTCTAAATCGGTAACGCGCCACAAGAATGATGGTGCGCCTGCTTCGGAGAAACGTTTACTGCCGATTGGAAATACACCTGACCGGCGAATATGATAGTCCATGCCAGAGCGACTGATTTTATATTGCTCACAGTATTTTTTTATTGTTGTTTCAGTCATTCTACTACTCCAATCCCATGTGCTTTTTCTATTTCTCTCCCCAATGTTTTAGGGTAGCCGTGATATTTATCCACTAAAAACTCAAGTCTTTCATCACTCAAAGGCTCACGATTTAAATCACGCTCTGCCGCTGCATACCCCCGTTGATACATTTCGCGTGCCGTCTGCGGCGGTTGTTTTTCGTTCCATTTATGGAGCATTTCCAACATAGAACATGGCCATTCAACATTTACTTCTTCTTCAATAATTAAAAGTATTTCTTTAAGTTGTTCTTTTGTTAATAAACTCATTGTACTGTCCCCGTTGTTAAGTCATTGCAGACAGCCGTGTTAGTTGGAAAACTTAAATTAACACCGTGATGTTCAACAATATAGTCATGACATTTTTTTAATGAATCAAAATTTTTATCTATATTTTTATAGCTTCCAAAATTAATATCGTCTGAATAAGTTTTAAATTCAAACCATGCCCACTCATCTATATTTTTATCTTCTTTGATATAGCTTACGCTAAAGCTATCTGTAAAATAATGGTATGTGTATGTACCGCAAACGTATTCATTGGTGCCATCTTTTTTCCATACGCTGTATCTCATTGCACCACTCCCGTAGCTGAGTCGTTACATACTGCTGTGATAATTCTTGTCGGGCGCTTTGACATCTGATAGGCACCAACAGCAAGATTCCATTCTTCGCGCCCATTGGTACAAGCTGTCATTGATTCATAAGGAATTACGCTCGTAGTGTAGGCTATGGTTTCATGGCTCGTTGTGTGACCTTTCTTGTCGATGTTGGTATCGACAGTTAAAAAAGATAATGTAAGTACAAGTGTTGCGCTCATCTCATCACCTGCTTCATGATTTTACGCAGACGTGTAATTTCAGTTAGCGCTGACAAATGTAAACGCGCCATTATTAAGAAGCAAAACAGCATAATAAGGTATGCCAAATTGCTTTCATCAAGGTATTGTAAAAATTCAATCATTATTCTCTCTCCAGTTGTTAATATCTTCTTTGCTCCAAAGACAAGCGTACTTTTGATTAAGTTTGCCCATGTCTGATGCAAAAACTTTTTGCAGTGCTGACAGCTTGCCACCTGCGGTTTTAAGCTCAATAAACCATGTACTGCCATTAGGTAAACACACGATTCTATCTGCCACTCCCCGACAAGCAGGGGAGGTGAACTTATACGATTTGCCGTCCATTTCTTTGACGACTTTTAGTAAGTATTTTTCAATGTCTTTTTCTAACATGACTAAAGTTTATCATTGCAAACTTTTCTTTGCAAACTTTTTTTGATATACTGCAATCTCATTAAACAATTAGAGGTGGAGTCATGAGAGTACGCCAAAGAGGATTCAATCGCTACGATGTAAACTGGCGCAGTTTTAAATACGCGATGTTTACTAGAGATATGACTATGATGCACACATATAGAAAAGAACGCCCTTATAAAGTCCGTGCGGCACTAAAAAGAATAGGAGCAATAAGATGGTAAATGATTTGTACGAAGAAGAAATAAGTAAAGAGAACCGTGAAATAAAAGGAAATGTAATGAATAAGGAACAAGCATTGCGAATACTTAAAATGCTGTCCAGTTTAGAAGTTGTTGTTTTTCAAAATAACGCAAACGTACCAGACCATGTTATTGACGAACTGATTGATGTAGTTGATATGTTAACTGATATTGTATTGGAGAAACAAAATGCCCCTAACTAAATGTAGAAAGTTTTATTACTATGGCAGGAAGTCACGAGTGAAGATGATGGACGAATTAAACCTGCGGTATGACATAGACATGGACCATGTAAGAAATTATTTAAAACAGTATTGGAGAACAGTAAATGAGCCATTCAAGTATTGCCGGCGGTAGCACCGCCAAACGAGTTATCGCGTGTCCTGCCAGTGTTAAGCTGGTGCAACAAATGCCACCTAAACCATCATCATCGTATGCCGATGAAGGGACGCTTTGCCACCTTGCAATGGAAAAACTACTCACTGAGGATAACTTTAACATTTACAGTTTGTCGTATGCAGGTATTGATATGACAACTGAGTTGGCAAAGGAAAAGATTGAACCGGCGCTGGCGGCGCTTGATGAAATTGACCCTTCTAAATCGATGGAGTTTACCGTCGAAGCTAACGTAAGCTACGGTGATTTCTTGCCTGACGTGTTTGGTAGCGTTGACCTTATTGGCAGATTAGGCGACCGCGCTGTTATTCTTGACTGGAAATTTGGCAGTGGCGTTAGCGTGGAAGTGGAAGAAAACGAGCAGCTCATGTTCTACGCCGCCGCCGCTATGCGTACAAAAGGGCTAGAATGGGTGTTTGATGGCGCGGCGGCTATTGAACTTGTGATTGTTCAACCCCCGTCTGTTAAGCGCTGGAAAACCACCGCTAAACGCATTCGTGAGTTTGAGAAAACGCTTAAGAAAGCTATCGATTTGTCTGAAACACCTGATGCACCGTTAGCCAGTGGCAAACACTGCAAGTGGTGCGCGGCTAAACCAACTTGCCCGTTAATGACAGGTGAGGTAGATAGGGCGCTGAAGGCAACGCTAGATAATATTGA